GGGAGTTTGAACTTCAAGCTCGCTTAGCCGAGGCTCAAGCAAGCATTCAGCGCGAGAAAATTCGAGCGTTGTCTGAAGCGCAGTCAAAAGTCGAATCTCAGAAAGTTCAATCATTAGGTGAAGTACAGAGTCAACGACTGCAGTCTCAGTATGGAGCTGCTTCTAATTTGCTTGATTCTGCCATTAAAAACATCGCCTTCCGCGATAGAATCGAGTCAGCGGACACCCTGACTGAGCTAGCGAGGGCAGTTTGATGGCTGACATCAGGGACGTTATCCGATTTGCGGGTGCCGCCAATCCTATTCTGTTTGGACCTGCGGCGCTTGCGGCTGAGATTGGATACTCAATGTTTCCGGCTGAAAAGAAAAAGAAGGATAACTTAGAGAAAAAGATCGGATCAGTTCTTTCGTACCTTAACGAACAACCTTACAAGATTTACGCTGGAGAGGATTACGGCCCACAATCCGTGGCCAGCTACCTGAAGCTCAGGCAAAGTGATCCTGATCGTTTTCCGCGCCCTGCCGGTTTGAAACCTCCTGTAGCGCGGACTCCGGCCACTCCGCCTTCTTCCGGCCCTGATTGGCAGGACGGCGGCGGAGCTCCGGGAACTCCTAACGCGCCCTTGCCGGATACCGCAACAGACTGGGGCACGGCTCAGGGTGTCGAGACCGGCACCTTCCCCGCGGACGTCAAAACTCCGGGTACAGAGCCGGGGTTTGAGCAAATACTAGCTTACTTTGAGAAAGCCCTTTCTCCGGAACATCGTCGTCTATTAACTGACGAAGGTATCCGTCAGTTTGCGGCCACAACGGCTATTAGCCAAGCGTTGGGAGCTGAGAAATCACGTGAAAGGTATAAACGAGAGCTCGCGCTGGAGCGCATAAAATCCTTGACGGATATGTACAAGACAGCTCGACAAACCGACATGCTCTCTCAAGCGTTATTGGGGCAAGCTCTGATTTCTTCTCAGCAACCCAATGCCAACGTGGCCGATATACTCAGCAAGGGTATGCAAGCCGCTCAATCTTCACTTGGCGGTTTCCAACTGAGGACTTGATATGGCCGGTTTCTTAGCTGGTTTAAGCCAGATTGGTACTTTTCTTGGTGAAGCCGGGAGCGCTGCTTCAGGCGCTGGCAGTCTGATCGGTGCGCTTCGCGGTGGCGGACAGGTCGATTACGCCACTCTTTATCAGCAGTTAATCCCCGGCCAAACCCAGTTGACTACGCAGCAGTACCTTATGGGTGCGCAGCTGCAACCCTGGGTACAGGCGATGGGCGCCGAGACCACAGTCCGGGGCCAAAACGCTTACGATCAAACTAAAAGCGCTATCGATAAAGATAAAACTGCGGCCGGTACGCTTGCTGGTATTTCTTCCCAGTACGCTAGTAGCGCAATTGGTCTTCAGGATTTAGGGGCTAAAAGTCGTTTGGCTGCCGAAACTCTTGGTGTTGAGTTTGCTAAAACTGCTGCGGAAACTTACGCAACTGCCGCCGCAAACCTGGCTAACACCACATTGACCGGGGAAGCGCAGGCTCTGCTGCCTACTGCGCAAGCGGTTGCAGCTGCAGGTCAAACGGCACAGCAAGGCAAAAACCAGTTAGCGTCTAGTATTGCTTCGACGAATCTAAACATTCGTCAACAGCAAGAGCAGACTCGTAATCAAATGGCTTTAAAGCGTGCTGATATTGAAGGTCAGCTGGCTTTAGAGCGTTCTCGCCGGTCTGCGGCCCTAGGTTTGACAGCCGCTCTCGCCTGATGCTTACGAAAATTGGAGATCCGGCTACCGTCGCTGGGTGGCTGGATTCACTCGACAAATCGCAGAAAGATGCGTTTATCTTTTACGCCAAAAACGCTACCAGCGATATCGAGGCTTATCTGTATGCCCGGTTTCTTAAGCCGGGTTACTCAGGCAGCATTTCCGATCTGACCGCGTGGGTTCAGGAAAAGTACCCCAAAGAGGATCTCAGGAAAATCCTGTTAACCGAAATCGACAGCCTACAAATCGATTTACAGAACGTACGCAGCATGACCCTGAATGGCATGCTCGATTACGCCACGGCGGCGACTAAGGTTTCTGCTCTGCAGAAAGAGCTGCGTTCCCACATCCAAGCAGTTCGCGCAATCTCGGACGGGGTGGACCGCCGAGGTTTGCTGCTCGCTGGAGCGGATCGCTGTCTTCGCGAGCTTATGCAAACGTTCGACGGTCAGCCCGGTATTCAAGCTTTGCTTGAAGATTCGTCGCTGTTGGTGTGGTCGACGATGGAGCGAGAGGAGAAGTCTTGATCAGGCTTCTCCATTCGAGCCACGATGTTGTGCAGTGGGCATCGGAAGATTCCCATGAAAGCATCATTGACGCCTAGCGACATAACGAGGTCTGTGTTCTCGATATATGCGCCAAACGGCAGCATTACAGCAGGTTGGTCAGATACTGGATTGCCTGCGTAGTCGGTCCACACGATCAGGTGATCATTAAGGGAGCCGGTAAAGAGCGGATTTTTATCGATGTAGAGGATCTGGGTGAAGTCTCGATCGACGATGTATGCGCCTAAGTGGTACAGGAGGAATGTTTTACCGGAAGCTTCCTGCGCCATATGCTTCCAATGATAAAAAATAAGGTGCCCGTAACCCAGATTGATTGGGGGCAAAGAGTTGAACGTTGGTGAGCCTTGTGTAACGCTATCCAGAGCGGCCGTATCTACGGTGATTGTTGGATCGTTTTCGCGCTCGATCGTTAGAGGCCGCGTGGCGTACAGACAGTTCAACTGACCTTTATGACTAAAGAAACACCAGTTCTTTTCGGCTTCCCCTTTGACTAAGTTCTTGCCGATAGGCGGAATCGCTGCCTGTACTGCCTCAAATGAGTCATTGATTAGGCAAACGATCACTTTCGGGGTGTTAAATAGCTTGTCCGAACGATTGTCGTAGCGACTGGCGTACGTCGAAGCGACAAACTGTACGTATAGATTGTCGTCTGGGCCTACAAAAAGGCGCGGATCTTCGTAGCTGAGGCGATGTTTCTTTGAGCGCAGCTTCTTAGTTCCGACGATTGTGTGATCGTCAGCCAGTTCTCCGATATAAATATCGGTTGGTTGGTTGTTTAAATAGAAATACTTCATGTCGTGCCGGAATCCGAAAGGCTCCGGCTGCGAGCGCCACGCGATGTAGGTTTTACCGTGATGTTTGGCGATGCTGGGGCTGAAGTTGGCGACATTGTGCGCCGGCAGACCCCGCAGGATCCGCTTAAAGCTGCCCCCTAGGTTCTCAGCCTGTGTATAGACATTGGGTATACCCTCGCGCTCGCGCTTAATTGGGTATACAACATCGCTATTTGCGTGGAAGAAACGGTATGTGATGTTCATCAGGCTGCCAGAAGATCGTTAATAGCTGCAGAGAAACCAGCAGAGACTGATTCCCAGCGGTATTCGGGGCGTTGTGTTACAGCGAAGCACGCTTCTGCGACTTCGTCGTAAATCTTTTTGTCGTAATACAGTTCGTTGAGACGGTCGACAGCTGATTTTACGGAAATGAGACCGCGCTCAACCCCGAGATCCTTGTCGACAACCCACGTTGCGATGTCTGCGATCTGCGCAGCTTCGTCCCAGATATCGAGACATGCGGTGTGGGCGGGAACAACTTGCGGTTTGCGGCAGCTTGCGTGTTCGAAACTCACCAAACCCCAGCCTTCGCCGTCTGCAGTGTTAATGCCGACGTCGCACGCGTTGTAAATCGTGTTCAGCATCTCATCTGGAGGTGCCTGCATGTAGTTAATGTTTTCTGAAGTCAGAATTAGGCGTTGAGCACCGTCAATTTTGACTCGTTCACACTCACGGCGGAATAGCGGGATGATGTCCCACCCCATATCTTTCGCGCCCATGTGCAGATACAGCATGGCATCGGGCTTATCTTGCGCGAATTTGACAAAAGTCTGAATCGTTAAGTCGATCCGTTTGCGCGGCTGGTTGCGGTTGCCGTTGAAAACGATGAATTTGTCTTTAGGCAGACCCAGTTTGTCCCGTGCTTCGTCACGAGGCATCGGGCTGAACTTACTAAGATCCACTCCGTGAGGGAGCACGCCTAACTTCGCCGCTTGCACACCGTGGTCGATGATTCGATGCGCAGATCCGACAGTGAACGTGACCGCAAGATCCCAGTGAGGGATGTTTCGCAGCATGTCCGGGTAGTAGCGCTCGCTATCAACCGGGAAATACGCGATGAACTTAAATTTGAACTTATTTTTTAGAAACTGACAGCGTTCCCAAAACTGATTTACAACCCAGATGTCGTTAAGGCAGATGATGACGTCTGGTTGCACTTTCTCGATGACTTCCGGAACACGCGGAATCCCAAATCGATCCGGACAGTGCAACGTGGACGCCGGATAAATCTTATAAGGTTTATCGTGAGGGTCCCCGGCGTAGTTAATACCTAGAACAGTCACTTCGTGTTCTTTACACAGCACATCTAATACACTATGAGTTACACGTGCAAACCCAGTGTTACTGCAAATGTCTCCGTACCAGAGAACTTTCGCCATTCTTGAGGTATCCTCTTGATACGGGTAATATAGCAACACTGTCAATTTACTGACATGCCGAGCCGGGAAACTTTCGCTTACCGCCGCGGCGCTCAGATGCGTGCTGTGCGCGCACAAGAGAGCACAGTAAACTCTCTTGATTCTATTTACTCTAAAGCGGCTGACGATTTTCAGACGTTTTGTACGATTCTGGACAAACCCCCAGCAAAACACATGCTGGAGTGGCATCACCACCTGATAACGGGAGAATCCAACAAGTACTTATTAGATATTGCTGGACCTAATCTCGATATTCTGAGCCCTCGTGGCAGCGCTAAGTCTACTGTACTTAACTTATTTACTGCTTGGATCATCGGTAGGCATACAACCGCTCAAAGACCGCTACAGATTATCTATGTTTCTTACAACATCGCCACGGCTATTCCTAAAAGCCGAATTATTCGGCAGCTGATCGACTCTCCTGAGTTCCGTAAGATTTTTCCGCGGGTGCAGCTGAAGTCCGGCATGCAATCGGACATCGGTTGGTCGATTGATTTCGATTATGCGGGTATTCCGCGAATCGGTGATGAGGAATTCACCTTGAGGGCGGCTGGTCTTCGGGGTTCTATTACTTCTAAGCGTGCACACCTAGTTATTGTTGATGACCCTATTAAATCCAGTGCTGATATTAAGAACCCGGCTATCCGGGATGAGATGAACAACAACTGGTCGTCCGTTATTGCGCCGATTATCTTCGAAGGCGGTCGTTCTATCTGTCTGGGGACCCGCTTCCACCCCCTGGATATCCATAAAACCATGTTTATCCCTGCTAAAGGATGGAAACAGGTGACTCAGGAAGCTATTACATACGATAACAAGGGGGAACCCGTCAGTTACTGGCCTGAACAGTGGTCCGCTGACTATCTACTTGGTCAAAAAGAGCTAGACCCCGTGGCTTTTGCGTATCAGTACCAGCAACAGCCCGTGATGACCTCTGATTTGGTCGTTTCGCCCGATTTGCTCGTTAAAGGAGAGGTTGTTACTGAATTCGACAGCCTTGCAGTCGGTATTGACCTCTCCGCGAGCAAAAATGAGACCAGCGATTACACGGCCTTCGTTTTAGGGGGTCGTTTAAAAGATAAATACTACATAATTGACGCTCATCAGTGTCGTTCTATAGGAAACCTTGAAAAAATAGATCTTTTGTGCGATATGTTGCTTGAATGGGGCATTCTGACGCAACACGACGGGCAGTACATGCCTACGTACTCTACGGTTACCCTCGTAGTTGAATCAGTGGCATATCAAGCCTCCCTTGCGGCGGATTTACGAAGAGTTTTGATAAACGACAGGGATTTAGGTAATTTACATATCCACGAGGTCAAGGGATTTCGAGGGGACAAGATCGCGCGCTTCCGCGGAACTTTAGGTTTGCTAGAAAACAAGAAAATTACGTTCAATAAGTACCGGAAGTTCGATGCTTTGTTCGATCAGCTGATCAACGTCGGTGCCACAGCGCATGATGATCTTTTAGACGCTTACACTTGGTTGATTACTTTCCTGCAGCGTCGAGGGGAGTTTTCAATTGAGTACTGATTCTGCCCCCGTGGAAAATACTACAGTGCAAAAAGTTCTCGGCCCAGCCGAGCCTGATATGACGGGCAAAAAAGTATGGGTTGCTATAACGGCTCACAGTCCTTTAAGTCGTATAGACCCTTTAATTAACGTTGTTAGAGCTTATAACGCTTTTGTTTGCGATGTTTGCATACACGTTTATATAGATTACGCCTCCCAAGCTTGCGTTGAGGACTTATTAAAAATCCTAGAAACAGTCTCAACTAAGACTGTTGAGATAAAAGTCGCTTCTCCTGAATATGAAAATTGGTACCTTACTTGGGCTCACAAAACTGATTTAGCTCTCGCTGTTTTTAACCGTGCTGCAGACTTTTATATCTACCAAGAGAACGATATGGTTCTCCTTTGGGACAATTTTGTTTACTGGGCTCGCTGGAAGCCGCGTCTCGCTCAACTAGGTCTAGAGCCTGGTTTTGTTCGGTATGAAGTATTCGAGAATCAAAAAATAGCTTTTGATAATTACTATCCGTATTCTCTATCAAAAGAAACACCTAGTATCTGGGGATCTGTCGGGTTCACGGTACCCAAACTTTTAGTTGTTGATCGTGAAGTTCACTTTTTTGTTCAACTAGCTAATCCCTATTACGGGGCAATGATCCTCGATCAAAGTGATGCTGAAAGTTACATCCGTTCGGACAGTTTTGATCCGGAGAAAAGCTACGCCAAGGTTGGGATCCGAAATTGGCCCATCGCGGACCGTAGTTCGTTGGGGTTGACGTTTGAAAGTGTTCCTTCAGGGTATGAGCACAGACGTTGCGTTCCTGTGCGAAAAGAAAACGGAATGTACAAATTACACTCCAATGGCTTAATCAGACACGATGATCTCAAATATTCTCCAAAGTTAAAAGAACTTCACGGAAGTTTGTTAGACTGTGATTATCTGTTGAGTCTGGTTTAAAGTGGCTGGCGGAGGCGCTGCCTTTGTGACCGTCGGATACCAGCTCCAAGGAAGAATCTTGTATCAAACGCTCAGCAGAGGCGACGCTTACAGGCTCCGAAAGTTTATCGAGACTCACCGTGGAACGATTTTTTGGTTCAATCCTGCCTGAAAACGATGCTGTGCATCACCCTAAGCACTATACGCAAGGAGCTATCGAGTGCATTGATGCTTTGAAGGCTGCTTTAGGGGCGGAGGGGTTCAAAGCATATTGCCGCGGAGCCTGCCTAAAATACCTGTGGCGCACAGAGCATAAAAACGGGCTTGAAGATCTTGAAAAGTGTGCGTGGTATTTGAGCAAGTTAATCGAAGAGACGCGAGAATCGACTACACTACACTGAGAACTTTTTTTATTATGGATGTTCGAGCTTTTGGGGGATATTACGGCTTCAGTGCTTCCCTTCCTTACGCAAGCGGTTTTTTAGTTAACGCATCAGGAACTAACGTTAACTTTCCCGCATGCCGGGGAATTTATGTCGAAACTGCTAACAAGAGTCAGGATAAAACATTGGTTGTAACACTGGCTGACTCCCCAAATAGTCCTCTTACTTTTCAGCATATACGAACTGACGTTCACCTGCCTCTTTCAATTACCTCTATTAGCGGAATTAGCACCATCGATCACGTTTACGTGCTCTACTAATGGCTGAAATTGCTACCAAAAAAGATCCCGAAAAGTGGGCTCGCGCAAAAGCCCGAGCACGCAAGAAATTAGGCGGGCACAGCGCTCGTGCGATGCAGCTTGCGACTAAGTACTATAAAGAAGCGGGCGGACGTTACGAAGGTGCCAAATCTTCGTCTAATCGACTTTCTCGCTGGGGTAAAGAAGATTGGCAAACTCGTGAAGAGTATGAAGAGGAGTCTAAGTAATGGCCTCAAGCTATAGCAGCTCGGACTTAGTTAAGCTTTTTTCTGGCGGTAAAGATAGTTTCCGAGAAGATGTTCTCGATGAGACTACTTCTGAAAAGCTACTTGATCAGCTTTATGCGGATTCTTCAGATGGTATCGGACGTCTAGATTTATGGAGCCGCGTTTTGGATGCGACCAAGGATGATTTATTAAATCTTGCTTCAGCTTCGCGGAGGACTATATCGCCAACGCAAACATCTGACTCTTATCTGTGATGGCGGATTTAGCTCGAGAAAAAGGACGAACTGAGCGGTATCTGCCTAAAGCTGCTTGGGCTTCCTTGTCCCGTTCGGAACGCCGGGCTACCGACGAGGCCAAAAAACGAGCCACGCGTGGCGATAAACCTGTAAATACGCAGGTACCTAATACCGCTAAAGCTCGCGAAGCTCGGCGCCGCGCATCTGAGTATATTAGAAGGAAGACATCCTGAGGACATGCGCACTCCTTTTGGTCAAGCTGCGAACTTTTTTGGTCGTGCGTACGCTGATCAAGAAGAGGCTTCTTTAGCTCAAGATACTGAAGATAGTCGTTTTGATATATCCCCAGATTCTGATTTGAGGTTCGAGAATCCAAATATCGGTGCTGTCCCTCCTTCTTTAACTGGTCGTCCTTCGTCCGAAAGTTCCGCCAATAACTACGTTCGCGGTATGAAGGAATCTTTGCTGGAGACCGCTCGCGAGAAGCGTCGCCCTACCAACGGAAACCCTGCTTTCCGCGCCTCTGGCGGAGTTAACACCGCAGTTCAGCGCTAATATGCTGACAGCTTTCAGGCTGTCATGCTGTTTGATTGTTTTTTGTATTTTGATGAAAAAGAGCTTCTTGAGCTGCGCATAGAACTTTTAAAAGATATTGTAGATGGTTTTATAATTACAGATGGTGACCGAACGTTTAAAGGCGATCCTAAGCCTTTTACGTGCGTTGACACCATCAGAGAACTTGGATTACCGGAGGAAAAGATTCAGGTCCTCCACGTGGAGCTTCCGACACCCGAGGATATTCCTAATCCCTGGGCTCGGGAGTATGCGCAACGCGATGCGCTTGGGGTGGGTATGCGGATGACACCCCCTGACTCGGTGTTTTTCTTTAGCGACGTAGACGAAATCCCAAAACCGGAAGCTCTTCTTGAAGCTGTCGAACTGGCTAAGAAGAATCCTTCCCGTTGCGTGCGGCTCTCGATGCCGATGTTTTACGGTCGCGCAGATTTACGCGTAGTCAATCCGGAGGGCAGTCCTTACGAAGCTCCGAATAATTGGACTTGCGGAACAGTTGTTTTACACGAGCATCTAGATCAAACCCCTTCCCAGATCCGTCGTAACCCTAATGACACCGTGGTGGGGAACTGCGATGCTGGCTGGCACTTTAGTTGGATGGGTGATGCTGCTCGCATGAAGCGAAAAATTGCTTCATTCTCTCATTGTTATGACGTTATACCTAATGCAGTAGCTCCTGCTGATAGTCAGGAAATGCTTGACTTTATCGATTCGTATCGGGCAAAAGCTGGTGCCACGGATCCCTTGGGTCGTACTGACCATATTTTGGAGCCTTATCCGCACGAACTTTTACCGGAAAAATTGTTTAAACTTGAGAGAGTTAAGCAGTATTTGTTGCCGTGACTTCCGAGGTGCCGTCCGCTCAAACTGCGACTGCTGAGACGACAGAAACCCGTGTTCCCGGCATGCGTCAGCGTTTTGCCGGGTTGGGTTTGAAGAAAGCAGTTCAACGGGCAGGAACGACTCTTTCGAAACGAGAGGCGCAGGTAATTGCGAAGCAGAGCAATAAGTCCGTAGCCGAAGTTATGAGCGGCGCCGTTGATCAAGGCGTGGCTTTAGGTTCCAATCTTGTTAATAAATTCAATCGTGGGAAACTGGGTCCCAGTTTTTCAAACTCGCAGTATTTGTTAGGGGGGATGTTTAGGCCGCCGGCAACAACCGGTGTAGCTAAAGCTCTTCAGAACCTGCAACCTCTGCAAGGGGTCAGCATGCCTACAGGCAGTGTATACGCAGGAAGCACAGCTGTCACACGAGAAGGTCAGACCACTTTTAACCCGGTGGTCCTTCCGAAAGCTGTTTTAAAAGGAGCGATGATGAATATCTCCGGGGATTTGGGGTACAGTGCGCCTACCCAAAGCGGAACTTCTGGGGAAGCTGCGGCCACGGCTGCGTCTACTACTCCATCCGCACCGGCTCAGGCCAAACGAACCACTGCTAAGCAAAAGGCTAAAAAAATGATTCAAAAACGACAGGCAAAGCGGTCGCAAAAATGAAGACGGCGCTACTCGGGTTCTACCTTATTTAAAGTTTCATAGGATTTATAAACGACATGGCGGCTGATACTCTGGGCGTTCGTCAGCGGTTCACTGAGATCCTAGAAGCTTCTAGGACTCAAGACCGCTCGCGCCAAGCCGCCACCATGGTTGTGCTTGGGCACATTCAGCAGATGACACTGCTGATGATTAAGAAAGGCTTGTTTTTCTACTGTGAACAGGATACATACAGAGCTAGAACGCAGTTCCTTCAGGATCTTATTGATTTAAATAAACTTGATATCCGTTTTCCGGCGATTATTCGTAATTTCCTTATCGACGGCTGTGGGCTTTTCTATTTTCGACCAGACCCCAAACTTAAATATCAAATTTACTTTTTCACCAAAGATCAGTACCGGGTATATCACGATATTAACGGTAATATAGAAGAAGTTGTAATTATCTACAGCTACAAGGTTCGCAACACGACACTAGGTCTACCTTCCGATAGTTATGGGATGAACGAACGGTATGTTCGTATTTCCATTACTAATGATCGTATTGATGAATTCGAAGCTAATACAGAACTTAGTTTCGAGTTAGAGCCAGGGGCTGTCCTTACTCCTAAAAACAGCCGCCCCAATACTCTGGGGTTTATTCCAGCTGTTGAAGTTTTAAACAAACCAAACAGCAGCGGCACAGAGGGCGAAGGTGAGTTTGAGCCCTTCATGGAGCAAATTGTGCTTCATGATCAGATGATGCGCAACATTGCCAAGAACATCGAGTTCTTTGGTAATCCGACGCTCATCAGTTCGCGTCCACGTAGTGATCTGGTCGAAGCTGCGGATGAAGGACGTACATTCCGACCGACTATCAGTAGCCAAAGTGGTTTCGCTGGTCGGGACACACCGTCGACTCGGGTGTCGGAGCCTTTCGGTTCTGGCTCCACCCTGGGCGGCCTAAAAGTTCCTCGGGTTATTGCGAACATCGAACCCAATGACCGTGTGGGCTATATGACGCCCGACCCGGTTAACGGGGATATGAATCGTTACGCATTGTTGCTTCGTGAAGAAATTCGTACGGCATTAGGCGGTGTTGATGAGATTTCGATCTCAGCCGGTGCTACTGCAACAGAAATTAAAGGTTTGATGGGTCGCGCTCAAGCGACTGCTTTGCGGAAAAATAAAAGCTTTTTGACGTACGGTTTTTGTCGTTTGTTGGAAATGATCATCTTCCACCAGGAAGAGATCTTCCGTGAAAGCTTTATTGCGGTAACGGGGATGAAAGCCCCTAAACCTCCTAAAGAACAAACCGCGGAAACTGTTGAGAAATATCAAATTTCTCAAAACAAGTTTGAAGCAAAAGTCGAAACAGAAATAAGGAAATCCTTAGAGAACAACGATGTTCCTTCCGGGGTTTATGGTCTGCCTCCTGACGGAAATCGTGATGTTACTTACAGATTCCAGGGCGATGTTTATGAGGATACGGCGTATGACATTAACCAGAAGTCAATCGTCGTACGAAACCTCCAAGAACTCGGGGTAGACAGCGTCGAAGCACTTAAGTATCTGTTCCCCGATAAGACAGATGCTGAACGTGGTGAGATGTTGAAGGGATTCCCCTTCCGCATGATTCAACAAACGCAAGGCGCATTCCAGCAATTTTTAGTATTATTAAGTCAGATGTTGCAGACGCCACATCCCCTTGCGCCGAACCAACCCTTAGCGGCTGACCCTCGGCTAAACCTGACCGGCCTGTTATACAGGACGTTCGATCACCTTGCGCAAGAACTGACTTACTCGGGCAGCTATGAGCCAGCAGATCCCAGCTTCGATCCCGAGCCCGGTCTCCCCGGCGGTAGCGGCCCCTCAGGCAGCACCCTCGGCGGATATGGGCTCAACAGCCTACCCGCAGTGGGTAGCCAATACCCAGGGGGTGCCTTCGGTGGCTATGCCCCAAATGCAGTCGCCGGCAACACCGGTTACGGCCCCTTCTACCAGCAACCAGTACAACCAGTCTCCGTCAGCCTCCTCCCCGTCCAACCCGTGGGAAGCAGCGATGGGCAGCCTGGAACGGGTGGTTTCTCGGATCTCCCCGTCCCCCAGCCAGGCACAACAGTATCCTCAGTACCAAATGGTGCCGCAGGATACTCAACAGTACAGTCAGAATTTACAGGCCCAACCCTGGCTGTACCAAGCGCCTACGGATCAGCAGATCTCGTACAACAGCGCGTATACAATCCCGACTTCCTATCCGACTTCTACGGAAGCGCAACCCGCTCAACTAAGCGAGGAAACAAGCGCCGTAGTTAACCACTTCGGTATTGAAGCCCCTGCGATTCTGAATGAGTACGCCGTTACTCTGGAAGATACGCTGATTCAGCAGAACGAAAACATGGAAGCCCTCGCTCTGCGAGCCGGCGCCATGGAGCACATTCTGACTGATCCCGATCAGCTGGCTGACTACACCAATCGTTTCTTCACGGAGGTCTACCCCGTGGATGACGAAATGGAGTATGGCTACAGTCAGCAGTACGAGCCTCAGTACGATCAGTTCCCTGCTGTTCCCGCTTCCACCACCGGTGGCGCCCGCGGCGCGGATCCTGAGTCTCAGTGGAATGGTTTCACTCAGACCATGGATCAAAGCCCCGAGAACGCTTGGCGCTATCTGTCTCAAATGAGTCCAGAAGCTCTGCGTAGCAAGCTGTTGTTCCTGGACAACGCTTGAGCTAGTATCCTTTCGGAGGATTCAAGGGGAACCCCGTCTGTTAGGCGGGGTTTTTTCTTGTTAAACTACTTTTAGCTTTACCGTATAACTTTGGCTCCCTTCCGAAGCGAAGCTCAGCGCCGCAAATTCTATGCAATGAGCAAACGCGGTGAAATTTCTAAGGACAAAGTAAAAGAGTACGAAGAAGAAACTAAAGGAAATCTCCCTGAGCGGGTGAAGAAGAAAGAGAACATGGTTAAAGCCAAGCGTAAAGCGGAAAAATTCGCCAAAAAACGCGAGGAAACCCGTCGTGGCTAACTTGAACCGTCGGTCTAACGCCGCTTTGACTCCGAGTGAGTCTATTGCGGCGCTTCAATCTGAGTTAAACGCTCTCCGAGAGCTTTACGTCAGGGATATGGAGACCATCAGCGCAGATATGCAGACACTCAGTAAAAAAGTCGAGTCTCAACCCGCCGCTGAAGGTTGAATTTAAAAGTTTTATAATATATGTAACTCCCAGGGGCCGTCATGTACACGCCGTTAAGTAATTGGCGTTATGACAGCGGTTTCCACAGGATTCAGAGCGGGCCGGATCACGAAGGTTACCGTGTCGTCAGCTCCGGAATCGTCGATACGGGAGCAGATATCGGAATTATTGCGCCGGGGGCTCCTAATAGCGGACTCTGGTACAACACAGATGATTGGCGGGCGGTACCAAGCGCTGTTTCCGGTTATTGGACCAATTATTCGGATGTTGACTACGCCCCTAGCGGCGCTTTAAGCAGTTACGTGGGGTATCGCCCGCTGGGCGTTTCGACGATCGCTAATGCAAAAGTTTCTACGTCTTATGGACCTCAATTTGGGTTGAGGACCACCGGGCAATCTACGTATTTCAACGGTGTTGCACCGGCATCTCAAGCGTACACGCCATACAACACTCCCGATGAAAACACGGCAGCTCAGGGATATACCGGAGGGGGTGTAACTCACGGTCGGTATGAGGGAGGCATTCTCACGAATCCGACTAACGACACCTCAGGATCCCGTGCCGCGTGGATCTACAACCCCCCTGTTTACTGCAAAACCTACACTGAAACGGTGCGCAGTACGGCTCCTGGTTTGATGTCCACGGCTCTTCGGTACATATACCGCGGTAAAGCCGGAACGTATGTCTCCAACTTCGCGGCCATTTATCACCAGCTGCCCGAAGGTGTTAGGTCGATGGTGCGCACATATTCGCCTACTGTTAATTCCAGTAACCAAAAGTCAATCTGACCGCTAAAAATGCGACAAGCTGGTTTTGTTCAGCTTGTTTTCTAGTTAAATTAAGTATGTAGTTCTTCGGAGGTTGACGCTTTGTTCGTCGACAATGATTTTCCGAAGCTGCTCGGTGCAGAGCTCTACCGTCCGCATCCTGCGTACGTTGTAGAGATGGCTGCAGAGCCGGTTGTAGTGCACGACTTGGACTCATGAGTCTAGAGTCCCTTTAGGTGAGAGCCTTTAGGTTAAACTCCGTGAATTGCTGGAAAGCCGGACCCGAAAGGGAGGCCAATCAGCAGCCAAGCCAATCAGAAATGGTTGGAAGGTTCAACGACTAACACTGCTCGAATGCTCTCTCGAAGCGACCGATCTTTTCTCAAGGGAGTTTGTGTGGGCGACGGATGCCTCAGGCATCAAGTCACATACCCAAACCTAGTGCTGTCGCACTCCAGGAAACAGTTTGAGTATCTCCGCTGGAAAGTGGGACGCTTAAATCGAATTTTTGGGATAAAACAGCCGATTAAGGAAAGAGACTTCACTAACCAAACAGGTACATTTCCTGGTTGTCAGTGGTGGTCTAATCAACAAGAGCTGCTTCTTCCTTTATATAAGGAGCTTTATCCGCACGGTGTGAAGGTGTTAACACCTTCGTTCTTGCGTGATATCGGTTTAGAGGGTTTAGCTGTCCTTTATATGGATGACGGAAACCTTCAACTCCGTAAGCGAGGTAGATCCACGCAAACCGGAGAACCTTATATCAGGGAGCGCATTGTAGAGTTGGCTTTATACGTTCCTTATGACACAGCTTTATTTGTGTCTGACTGGATCGAGAGCTTAACCGGAGCGTCATTGACTCCTCGTGAGCCGATGAAAGCGAAGAGTCCCAATAAATGGAATCTTCGCGGTAACGGCACTCAAGCTCGTTTATTCGTAGAGGCTTTAAAACCATACGGATGCAAAGCCATGAGCTACAAATTCGACCTTCGCTACGACGCTCGAACTAATCGAGGCAAGTCAAAGTGGAGCGAGGCTGACCGCAACAAATTTGTTGTAGAAGCCGATAAGGTGACACGAGTGCGGAGCACCCAAACAGAGGTATTGCCTGCTGTGGGTGATGATATAGTCTACTCATCAACGTCCTTAAGTTGATGTTACGTGAGGATAAAGAGCCTCACGGTGCTTACTAAAGCATTACAGGCAGCAAACAACCAGGCCAGACCGTTCAGCTCGATCGTTATCGTTTCTGGGGCAACCCCGGCTCTAAAGAGTCTCGGGAGCGCACTGCTGAGCAGACCATCGGTACTGCCAACAGCCGGAATATCGTTAAGGACAAAGTGCTCGTGACCCTCCGCGAGTACACTGGTCCTGCTGACCCGAGTGATCCCACTCAGCCGAGCACCTTTAAAATTGCTCGCGAGACCCTGATCACCGCTCAGCGTCTGCTGCTGGACACCGGTAACCTCACCGCTTTCCACCAGTCCATCGGCTCCCTGACTCTGCTCGACGACTATCGTCGTTGGCGCGACCGGGTGTTCATCAACGAACTCCTGAAAGCTGTCTCCAAGGGTCAAGCCTCTGATAGCCAAGGTGGTTATTACTACCCCGGCGATCTGGCTGTCGGTAGCCTCACCTATGCCAACGCCGAGCAAGCCAAGTTCGACGTTAAGGATGACCTGCTGCGCGTGGTGAAGAGCCTGCGTAAGCGGAACACTCCTACCTACCAGGACGGTTTCTATCGCTGCGTTTGCGATCCTACCTTCCTGATGCACCTGCGCCAGAACAGCGACTTCCGCGAAGTTGCTCGTTACCCCGGCAACGGTCAGATCAACCCTCTCATGTCCTCGATGCAGCCTAACGCTGCCATCTACATGGGTCAGGGCTTCGGTCAAGCCACCTTCGTGGCGGGCGAGCCGATTATGCCCACGGGTTTTGTGTTCGAAGGCGTTCGCTTCTTCGAATCCACCAACATGCCTTCTCAGAGCCAGACTGCCACCATCGGTGGTACGTCGAAGTCTTATGAGAGCGCAATCGGTATGTTCTTCGGTCCCCAGAGTGTTGGCGTCGGCATCGGCGGTAACAATGCTCAGGTGCTCCTGAATAACAACGACGATTTCAGCCGTTTTATCATGATGATTTGGAGCCTGTACGCAGGTTTCGAACTCCTGAACGCTGACTTCGCGACCATCGCCTACTCCTTTAACGCTTGAGGAGGTAACTAACGATGGCCATCAACCCTAACCAGATCTCGGTTGCCAAGATTTATCCTGGTAACTACACCAACGTTCTTCGTTACTGGCACGAAGCGAAGTCCGTTGATTTCCTCAACGAAAACGGCACCAGCGAGACTCTCGCCAACCAACCCGTTGGCGGTCCTGTTGGCGTTATTTTCCGTCCCGGCTGGATTGCTCAGCAAGCTGTCGGTTACGTAGACCTGTCTTACCAGGCTCTGGGTTCCGTCAACCAGCTTGAGTATTACACCAAGCCTTACGGTTCCGGTCTGAACGGTGACAACGTCGCCTTCACCACCGGCAACGTGATCATCCCCTCTCCGGATTATCACAAGGACGTGCGTGCCGACATTGCTGACGGCATCACTGTTCCTTCCGGTGCTTACGTGTACCGCGTGGGTCTCCGTATCGACGGCGGCGACGTGGTGTCCAGCGGTGTGGGCGGCGGTTCCGCTACCCCCACCCTTGGTCTCGGTCCCGCACTGGGCGTAGGCCTCACCGCCACCCCTTCGGCCAGCGGTTTCTTCGCTACTGTTGTTGGTTCCAACAGCCGTATCGAGAACGGTTCGTTCAACTCCAGCAACGCCTGGAATGATGCGAACATGCACGCCGTTACCTCCGCCACTACCTACAAGCTCTCCACCGTGGGCAACCTCGGCGGCGCAGCTGCTTCTGGTTTGGCTCAGGCTTCCGGTGTGTACGACCCCCGCGCCAAGACCGGCAAGCTGCTCGGCAAAGACAAAGCTCTGGCAATCTGCGAAGTTTGCTGGCTTGTTCCCGACGAGCCGCCCAAGCGTTCCGACGTGGCACTCCAACCCGCCGGTGTTGTCTAATCTTCGATCTACACCAGCACCTCTCCTTCGGCCTGATAAACTTAATCGGATGTCGACGGACGCCCCCTCTTCGGAGGGGGATTTTTTTTACTTAATTCCTATTGATTTACGTAGCAATTCTTGTTTGATCTCCTCCAAACGATCTTCTGGGTTGATGCTGTATGTTTTTCCGGTTTCCACAAGATCTACCAAGGATCTGGCCCAGTTTTCTGGGTTGACGTAGTCCAACATCCCTGCTGTTCGTTTTAATGCTTCTGGGCCTGCCCCTGCTCCTGCGATACCTAGACTGCGGTATAGCTCACGCCGCGCTTGTGCCTCTGGAGTTTCCTGAGTTTTAGCTGCGTACCTAATCACAGCTGGTGCCACCGTGGCGATGTCGGCGGGAGGCAATGCGCTTGCGGCAAATCCAGTTCCGCCTACTGCGATGCCTCGCGCTGCCGCACGTCTGGGCGACATGCCGGCTTTTATGTTTGAACTTGTTTCGCCGATGACATTGAGCACATCGCCAGCAAAAGGAATTGCCTGCAGCAATCGTCTTGCGGGTGCCGGGATCTGAGATAAACCCGGTAAACGAAAGTTAAAAGGCACCTACCTTAAGACCGTACACCTATTGCCAGTTTAAGGTAAGATACCGTTCAGATACTGTTCACATAATGACTGTGACTCAGGTTAAAGAGTTTACGTACACTCCTAATGGTGTTAAGATCGAAGTCGTTAGCACGCATGACGATGGCGAGTACATGATGGTGCGTTCTATTACTACCGGTAAAGTTTTCTTTGCGCATCGGAATCAAGTTATCGAAGAAGTGCGTGAAGCTGAACCCGAAGCTGCTCCTTCTAAACAACGGCGCGGACGTCAGTTAGTTAAACCTGAAGTGCCTGCATTTAATCGAGTCAACATCAACACAGCGCCTCCTCAGTTACTGACTCAGGTACTGAAAGGCGTGGGCATCAAAACAGCTACAGATATAAAAGAGTTGCAGCAGAGTATGCCTGGCGAACGTTTTACTAAGCTCGATCAGTTGAAGTCCATTAAAGGTATTAACTGGGATGAGGTTCTTGAGGATGGGAATGTGTATGTGGAATAAAGTTTAAATACGCAAATTCGCCGAAATACTTAAGAGCCGCTTCGTTATATGCGATAGCGGCTTTTTCTTTTGTATCGAATCTCCCTAAGTTTATTATTTTACCGTCAACGTGTATGTGTGTTTTCCATTTTTGTCTATTTTTATCCCAGCAAACTCCTTTATAACCGGACGTATTATTTTTCTGTATTTTTTTATTTCTTTGATTTTGGTTGACCGTCGCTAATCTCAAATTTACGGCTTTATTGTCTGTCGAATTTCTATTCGCGTGGTCTACATCAAGATGCTCGGGATCTTTGCCGGAATTTAAAAAGAAAATAACTCTAGAGTTTAAATAAAGAATATTTCTGAATCTAACACTGTAGTTTTCGCGATTTCGATCTGAGACTTTCCATTTACACCCTGCTTCATCCCCCATTTTTGCTCTACCATTTACAGTTCTTATCCAACGTAATCCGGTTTTCGAAGACGGATCTACCTGAAGGTATTCACCTATATCTTCCGGTATTCCGTGTCTCATTTACAATAAAAGCATAGCGGAGGCTTAGTGTAGCATGGCTCAGTTAACGCAACAAGAGTTAGAACAACTTCAGAGTTACCTTGCTCAGCAGGGCGTTGTCTTTCAGCCTGACACTACCGATGCTACTAAGAGAGAGGTAATCTACGCCGCGGTTAATCAGCTAACTAGAAATAGTGCCCAAGTATTTGGTTATAGATTAGATGATTTCAACTTTAGTCGGGTAGCTTATTTCTTAGGTTACAATTTAGCTACTGTGCCGGCTGGAGATTATGCCCGTTTAATGGAAGCTTGTAACAGCATTCCTAGTGAGTTTTACTACGACAAGATAATCGAGCAATTAGAACGCTGTGCAGAAGCTGAGCGTTTAACAGAGCTGGCTACCGGCCGAGCAACGAGTCGTCAGGAAACTATTTTAGGTGACGTCAGCCGTTCTATTAATATTCAAGATAAAAGAGAAACTGCAAAAATATGGAGAGAGAATTTCTTATACGAGTGCGATAGGTTAGCTCATATGCTCTATATCCCGAATTATAGGGATCCTGTGACAGCGAGGTATCGTTTCGAACGCAGTGGTGGGGAATTTGTACAAGCTATTCCCGGACCTCCGGATGTGTCCCGTTCGGACCGTCTGTACTTTTACGCAAACTGGCGATAAACGCTATATTTATTAAAGGCACAGGTAGCTGTATGGCTGATTACGCAGAGGGTTTGCGGGTTCTCACTAATTTAGTTAGCAACCCGCAAATGCTGAGGCAGATCCAAAAGTTACCTGGGGAGATCTCCGGGCAAATTCAGGATGTTCTGCGTGGTTTCCAGGCAGCTGGCGGTAGCGGCGCTTTAGGTCCTGCTATTCAGAGACGATTACTGTTCCCAAATGCTCCCGCCCCTCGGCCCATTCCGACTAAAGCTGAGAAGGCTCTGCAACTCCCGTTGCCTCTTCGAACTCGTGAAGGCGTGCCGGTTTCTTCGCGCACTCCGCGGCCCACGGTCCGAAATCGCGAAACAATTCGTGCGGGTGCCCGCGAACGTGTCGCAGACATGCCTCGTGTGCGTTTACCCGGCGAAGCGCCAGGTCAATTGCACATTGAGTCAGCTCCTGAGCCTCAGTTTAATTACAGAGGTGTCCACATCGCTCCGGAACCGGAGTTTGGTCCCGGTGCACGTCCGCTATCTCTGCGAGAGGCTGACGCCGATACTATGAGTCTGCTTCGCACTCTTGAACCGGGGACAGCCGCGACTCTTGCTCGATTAGCAGACGATATTTCGACTGAGTATAACGTTTCTGCCGGAGAAGCTCTTAAAAACATTACTGGTCCTAGGGGCACAGATTATCTGGCTTATTTAAATACGGTTCAGAAAGGCCCGAGCGGTTCGATGGTCCCTCCTGGGGGCGGCCGAGCACTTCCTCCTGGCGGCGGCGCAGTTCCTCCGGGCGGCGGCCCAGCCATGGGCGGCGGGGATCGCGGCGGCGCCTTAGTTCCGTCTCCTGCCGGTGGAGCCGGCCGTCCTTCTCCCGGCGTGGTCGATGACGTTATTGATCTCGAATATCGCCTCATTCGCGATTTACCTACCGGACAACGCGGCGGTGCTCTTGGTCGCATAACTGCTGACTTAGGTAAAGCGGTGCGCGAATCAGGTCTCACTCCCACGCAAATTAAAGCTTTGCTGGCTGGCGCCGGCGGTCTCGGCGTAGGCACGCTCATGGGCGTTATGGGGCGCGGTGATGAAACCGAGTCTGTCGTGCCTCTGACCGACGAACAGGCTTATCCCCGTCAAGGGACGGGTACTCCTTCTTCTCGTACGCCTGGAAGGATGCCCCCTTCAACCACCGGGCAGGCCGGCAGCGGTCAGGTTGTTATTACCCAGGACGGCGGCGATAGCGAATATCGGCAAGCACGCGCAAACGCATTACAAGCTGTTCGTCGCGGAGGTGGCGCAGCTCCTGGCGCTCCGCGCGCACCCATCGCTGCTCCTAGTCCTGATCCCAACGCACCGATCGCTAAGTATTATCAGCAACGTCAAGACTACGTATCGCAGCCTGAGGTTCTCAACCAAATTATTCGGGATGTCTCCGCTCTTCCCGGCGTGGCCCCACAAACTCCTGTTTGGGCTGCGAAGAACCCCACTCTGGCTTATGAGATGCTTCAGCGAGCTAAAGCACGACCTGATTTATCTCAACAAATGCCCCAGCCAACCACTGTAGTGATCGGCTCCCAAATGGGCACTGATTCTGTCAAGAACGCAGCTGGGAATTCTGCATACGCAGCTGCCGCGGCGGATAAATCGGCCGGTGCTTCGGATATCGAGGACGCGACTCGTCCTCTTCTCCTCCCTAAAGCTAATTATGTACCCCTTGGTGGGCGATTTATTCCCTCGGGCGGTTCTATTCCCGCTGTTCCCTTCGCTTGATTGAGGAGAGAAAAAATGTCTGCTGCCGACTTCTACCTTAACCCTCCTACCGTGAAGGGTTACGAGTTCCAAGCTCCTACGGGGATTAATTACGAGGGTTTTCGCCCTGATTTAGGTAATGTTCTCGACATTAACCTTCAGAATTTGGGAGAACCTTCCGCTCCAAGTCCCATGCAACCTGGAGCTCAGCCCGGTTGGGGTAAACAACTAGGGGATTTCCTTGGCGGTGTAGGTAAGCTTGGCGCCGGGTTAGGTGCAGGCATAGCTGCTGCGCGTGGCGATATGCCGATGGCGGGCCAGCTTCTGTCGACTTATTTCCAGGATAAAACTGGCGATAAGGACGAAAGCGAAGAATCTTCGTTGGCTAAAGCCCTGCGTGATCTGAAAGAAGCCGGTTTAATCTCGTTTCAGTTAAACACAGGCGACAAAGATACTGACAAACTCATGATTTGAGTTTAAGATCAGCACAATTATTCCGCACACCGAGCGCACCTAATGGCCTCTACTTCTACAAACAAGCAACCCTGTCTTATCGACCGCCCTTTTTTAAGGGGCGCTCGGATCACTAGCGCGACAGGGACTTGCAACCCCACTAACCCAAATCTGACTGATTTGATTCAGTTAGTTCGGGTAGGTGACCTTCCTTCTGAAGATGCCGCCCTGGTAGAGGATATCACCATTGTCAGCAACGAAGGCTATCCCGACAACAGCGGTCGACGGTCTGTTGATCTTGGTCTTTATGTTTACGCACCTAACCAAGCCGCTCCTTCTACGTCAGCTGCGTTGATGGTTGGTCGTGTTGAGGTTGGTCTCAGCGGTTCGACTCGAGGTATTCCTCAGAGTGTGCAGCTATTTGCCTGTAACGCTCCCACCCCGCAAGTGGGCGATACTAACCTTCTCGCTCCCATTCAAATCGGTAAATCCGAAGGCATTTACCTGGAGAAGGGGTACATTCTCGCTGTGGGATACATCGGTACCGGAAGTACAGCGGTATCTGGCGGTTTGAGTCCATCCGGTATTACTGTATTTGCTCAGGGAGGATTCTATTGAACTGTGTCACGTAGACGCGGGTCAGACGATTTTAATTTCAAGCCTTTCAAGGCTACAAATCCTGCTGAGTTACCGAAGACAGTAAAGGGCTCCGACAACATCAAGGAGCTCAATTCTCCGTTACCGTTTAAACGTCGCTTTAGGCCAGCTTTAAATACCAAAGATTTTAGTCTTACAAGCGAGTACGACTACGCATCGCTTTGGGTTCGTTGGCGCCGCGGATATGAGCTGAGTATGTACTCTCAGCAAGCGTACGGAGGTTTAACTTATTCGTTTAAGTATTTCGTATCCGGTACTCCTGGACTGGGTGTGTTTCTACCCGGTATGTGTTTCATGTATCCGACTACGCGGACGGATATGCGTATGCACATGGTTGGCATTCGCCCTCGGGATTCGTTTAATTTCCTGAACTTTGGTTATTCGATTGTTTCTGTAATAGATTACGACGCAAACACGTATGCCGTGAAACTAAGCTCCGCTTTCGGGGCTCCCATTTCATTCTTTACTGGCGAAGTTTTATCTAATAGATTCAACGCAGACGGTACAGATAAACAGTACGGATTTAACAACTACACGGTTACAGCCGTGGGCATTGATAATGTGCCTGTCACTCCGTCATATGCTCCTATATTTAATACTTTATTTTTATCTCATACAGATAAAACAAGCTGGGCTGTTGTTGATGAAAATACATTAGCCATTCCCGCCACTGGGCCTCCGGCGGTTGGAGAATATCTGACAACGGAGATGCGGTCTCAGTGTACCTGTTCCGACTTTTTAGCTCGCGAAAATTTTAATCTGTACGACGCGTCAATTCGCCGTAAATATCCGCGTACGCGCCCGCAAAACTTCGATCCTGGTTATTTCGACGCGGGTATTGACGGGTCGCCTCGTGTTGTGCCTTCGTCTGATAACCCCGGTTTTGTTAGAACATTTGGTTTTATTTATATTAATCAGATATACAATATCCCTAGTTTTTCTGAAGCGACATACTCGGATCCTAACTTTTTCTATTACCAACCAAAGTGGTGTAAGCATATTTACGCCGCAATGTGGGATCTCCAGCGCGCATACGATCAAGGCGTAGTCACCGGACCTTGGCTACCGCAACCAACTGACGAACCTTTGAACGAGTACTACAGAGAGTATTTCGAAAAAGAATTAGAGCGACAGACCACATTCCTGAAGCGTGAGAAAGATTTGGTCTGGTGGCAGCGATACAGCCCTGCTAAGGACGATATGCCGACGCACATGATGTACCCGGATATGTACAACATGATGACGAAGACGCTCAATGCCGGAGACTTATTGGGACCAAGCACTCTGCAGGGCGCAAGTTTCGAGATGTTTACGATCGACGAGTTCAACCCTTTCGATCCCGCATCTTTTGTTGTCGGGACGTATGATGGCGGCACATATGCAAACGGTGTTCTGGTTAATCAACCTACAAACGTGTTTGATGGCGGTCAGTATTTGAATGGGGTTATAGTTCCTCCGGCTGGTTTCCCTTCTTTAATTAATGGTGGTGTTTATTAAGTGACTTCAACACCCGTTATTCTTCTCCTAAAACGATCAGGTCAGTCTTCTGATCGTCCTCAAACTAGCGTTGTTCAGAACGGCGAGCTTGCTATCGCCGTGGGCGCCGCAGATCCGGGTCTATATTTCGAAGACTCTGCCGGAAGCATCCGAAAAATCGGTCCTTCGCACTACGGAACAACTGCGCCTAATTCCACGCCTGTTGGTTTAGCCGGAAACTCCGTTGGTGAGCTGTGGGCAGATAGTTCTACAGGAAGTTATTACTTAAAAGTCTGGACTGGCGGCGCCTGGCAAAAGGTAGGTGCCGGCTTTGCGGATTCAGCTACTACCGCAACCACGGCAACTACAGCTACCTTTGCTACTCAGGCTTCTACAGCTACCCTTTCTTCTGGAACGATTCTGGCTTCGGGTGCTGTATTTTCCCGAACAGCAACTTTAGCTTCGGGAACAATTTTAGCTTCAGGTGCTTTATTTGCTAATACAGCAACTTTAGCTTCGGGAGCAATTTTAGCTTCTGGAGCCATTCAGAGTTCCACGGTGGTCTTAAGCGGACTCCCTAATCCCGTTCTAAATCCGTCCGGAACTCTGATTTATCAGGTTCAGCCGTCTGGTGTTTTCGCAGCCGGTCTGTATGTTCGAGCTACCGATACTTGGCTCCTTGTTTAAGGACGCAAAGTGCTCTTGAGGAACCACGAGGCCTTGAACATCATCCCTACGAGTTCCGCCAAGTAGTTCTCAATATCTGGAGCATCGACTTCCTTTGCAATCTTTTGCAGATCTTTGGAAGTCATTCCGCAGGTCTCTAAATTCTTCAGATAAACAGTAAGTCCTTCACGGGTTTCATAAGCTTTTACATGTTTAAAGCCTTTGTAAGCGCTCAGTAAACCGCGCTCACACATAGGCATCAGAAAATCCATTGTGCGCACAAATTCGGCGATCTGGTCGAATTGCTCGATATGCGCTCCGTACTGTTCTTTCAGGAACTCATGAATCGGCAGAAACAGAGGACCTTCGACGTTCAGATGGAGTAAATGGCTTTGAACATAAAGTTGATGTAAATAAGAAGATAAAGACACCAGTCCAGAAATTAAATCCTCGACTGATGCCTTGTTCCCCTCGTCCCCCGTCTCCGGCTCTTCAAACATCTGCTCAGAAGCCTCTTGCGGCGCAGGCGTGGTGCTGAAAGAACCGGAGAACGTCATTTTTTCGTTATCAGAAAGAGCAAGCAGCCGCAGTTGCGGGCTCTGCAGTTTCCACTTTAGCGGCGGATGAAGTCTTCAGGTACTCCTCGAGTGCGTTTTTATTCACGCGGTACAGAGATTTGGCGCCATTAGGCTGCAAATTCACGAAGATTTGCTTGGGCCATCCGCCGGGTTGATTGGACTCAGTCAGAGCAATACGTTTGCGCACAAAACCTGAGCTGCAGTTCAGGAATTCAGCGGTTTCTGCGATTGTCAGAAGATTCTTGTCGTCAGGCATGACGATATAGAAGATGAATTACAGAGGACACTATAGAGCTTTTTCTGCTCTGCGTAGTCCTGTGTGGAGGAGTTCATGTACTCTTAAGATTTCTGTTGAGCTGTGTGAAGCGTTGTAGTATTTACAATATTGTTAGATTCTGTGTCCATATGGCTATTCGTATCGCTGGGGAAATTTTTAAAAACTACAACGTCCCCAAACGAGACGTTCAGAGCGGTAAAGAATTCTCCGTGGCAGCCAAGGAAGGGGACACTGTGCGTTTAGTGCGCTTTGGTGATCCCAATATGGAGAACCGTAGTAACGAACCAGATCGACGCCGAGCTTTTCGTTCGCGTCATAGCTGTGACGAGAAGAAGAGCAAATTGACTCCGGGTTACTGGAGTTGTAAGTCATGGTGAGTACAATGTGTTTCCATTTTATTTATAGCGCATAACGAAAGCTTCTATTTTTCAAAATAATGTGATACGGAGATACTGGGAGTTAGACTCTGAGTATCGGCAGCCGGCACATGGCCTCCAAGCGTGATTCGGAGCACACAGGGAACTTAGCCTGCGGTTTGACGCTAGAGGACGAGTTCGTACTTACACGCATTCGTACTAAAGCACACACACTACATAGTAAGGATCGCGATAATTATCTCTGGGATAAAGTGTTTAAGTTGATCTGCCGAGAGAGGGCGTATAAAACAGTAATGGCTGAAGTGGGCATCGCTGTGGATACAAACATGAAGTTATTTGATGACGAAGAACTGAAAGAAAGTTGAGCAAAGATTAAACTAAAATCAACGGATCATATCCCTGCGATTTTCATCTTCTAGGCAAAAAATTCAAAACATGCCGTACACCACAGAGCAACTTAAGCAAATCGCTAGGCAAAAAGCCCGTGATTTTGGTGTTAATCCGGCTATTTTTGAGCGCCTTATAACTACAGAGTCTAGGTGGAACCCCGCCGCTGTTAGTCCTGCCGGAGCGCAAGGACTGGGTCAGTTGATGCCTGCGACTGCTCGGGGCCTTGGTGTGTCTGATCCGTCAGACCCGGTTCAAAACATAACAGGAAGTGCTAGGTACCTCAGTCAGCAGTTAAAACGTTTTGGGTCATATCCCAAAGCTCTGGCTGCGTATAACGCAGGCCCCGGCAACGTGGAAAGATACGGGGGTATTCCGCCTTTTAAAGAGACGAGAAATTACGTAACCAAAATTTTAGGCGGGACCGCTGTTCCTACGGGGGGCATGATGGCTCCCCGCGGCCCAGCGCAAACTCCAGCCCCTGTTCCAGCTCCTGCTAATGCCGCGCAACGCATTCAACTTCCCCGATTCGACCTTCGCGGCGCTTTGAAAGGTCTGCTGCTGCGTTCAGCTGTCGAAGGTTTGGGGACACCAAACAGTGCAGCCGAAGCTATACAGCTCCAAAACCGTGCCGCTGAATTGGCGGATGCCGGCTACGAGGATGAAGCGGATGTTCTGGAGTCGCAATCGATCAGCAAGCTAGCCGAATCGACGCAGCAAGTAGGTTTAGATCCATCCACATTAGCTAAAAACATCTTGGAGCTCAGGCAACAGCAAACGGCATACAACGCAGAGGTTTCCCGGATTGAACGAACACTCAACGACGTGGCCGTGAGTCAGACGGCGCAAGCTGCTGGTGTTAATACCCAGACAGGGGCTAAACCGGGTCAAGGTTTTGCTAAGACTGGCGGAGGTATTTCGTATCCGAATGCTGTTGTCACCTCTGCCGTCGATGCCACGGGCGAACCTGGCTTGGATTTTGCGATCGAGGGAGGGGCTAACGCGATGTTTGCGACGCCTTTTAATGCTCAGGTTTTAAAAGTCGTTCGCGAACCTAACGCCGCTAATCGAGGTCCAGGCGGCCGTGGGTACGGTAACTATGTTGAGCTTCGAGGTGTTACTCCTGAGGGTAAACCTTTCGATACCTTGATTGCTCACTTTAACGAAATCAATCCGAATCTAAAGCCGGGTATGCGTTTAGCGGCGGGCACGCCTCTTGGTTTACAAGGGACTACAGGTCGCGCTACGGGTCCTCACATTTCTATGGACTTCTTTGATCCCGGAGCTTCTACAGCTAGCCCAGAAATCCTGCGGATAAGAGATATTGTTGCTGGTAGAATTAAGCGAGGCCAAGCACCTTTCGGATAATGGGTTTATTCGGTCCTAGTCCTGCTGAGCGTGCTCAAGCTTCGGTAAATACCGCACGCGATATTCAGAAGCGGACTATCGTTGCTTTACGGCGTCAAAATCAGAGATTAAAAAAACGAGCGAATAAACAACAACAAGCTATAAGCAACCTGGCTCCGATGGGGCCTAAGGAGGCCACTACGCAACTTTCGCAAGATTTTTACAAGACGATCGGTGATATCGGCAGCCAGTACAGTCGACAATTAGCTCAATATGATCCGAATCTGCTCGCTTCACAATCAGCGAAACGGTTTGCAGGTATGTTGTCCTCGAGTTTAAGCGATTACACCAATCGGCTTAACCAAGCAAGTCAAGCTGGAAGTGCTCGGTTATATGCAGCGTTATCTGCACCCATCACACAGTTCCAAAAAATAGCGGAAGATCCTGCTTTTAATAATCTGCTTAATCAGACGTTTATGTCCTACGCGAGTAATCCGCCTACAGTTACGAGCGACGTGGAATCCATGAAGCAATTATATACATACAATGTCTGACGACATAAAAGAATCAAAACACGAACGAAAGGTCAGGTTTCACAGCGAAGCTCCTTTTGCGAAACACGATTACCGCTATCGAAGCCGCGATGTTATTCGTATGGCCGGTAAGGTCTGGTCGGAAGGCCCGAGCGAACGGCGTCAACGCTTAGAGAGAGAAAGGCTCTCAGGTAAATCTAAATCCACCCCCGTGGGTCTCGGATTTGCTGAGCGAGATGCTTACGGCCCGAATGACAATTTCGGGACCGCACGTTTTCTCAGTAATATACGCGCCCCAGAGGACTATAGAATTCAATAAAGTCCCTGACTCTTTCTTCTGGTTTAGTTGATTCAGGCATATATAAGATAAATCCGTAACATCGTGTGTTAGTTATTTTTGGAAGATCTGGCGTATCCAAGTGAAGCGCAGGTTTCTCCTTTAAAACACACATGGGAAGGTCTAAGCCGATCTTCTGCGTGGTTATTAATGCAACTTCTGTCGAGGTTAGAAAAATAATGGCTTCCTCGAAATTGTTTCTCAGATATTGCCGATAGCACTCCTCCAACCACACGCGTTGAGCTGACTTGACGAAACGCTTTTTTCTGCGGAAAACGCTGGAATCGGGCGGTTGTTCGTCGTAAGTCAGGCTGTCCCTGGGCGGATATAAATATACGTTTTTAGCTTCCCACTTTTGCCGAAGACCGTTATCTTCCGCAGTGAAATAACGATCTGCGTTTATTAAAGTGTTCGCGGATTTGCTGGAAGCCGGGTCTAACTCGACGCGGCCTCCGAAAAACGCAGATGTGATTCCGATTACGTCTGGCGGAGAGACGAAATCAGTCGCGACTTGCGGCATCAGCGATCCCGTCGAGTCGAGAATTTGCTTCGTCTAAATCGATCACGTGGGCACTTATCCCGTATCGAGAGGCTAAGAGGACCAAAGCTTTATCCTCTTTACTCCCTACTTTCTGAACAAGACCGATAGCTTCCGATAAAAACTTTGCTGTATCCGCGTCACACATTTCTTCTGCTAACGCCATATCCGTTTTTAAGTCCGCTACTGTCATGTACACGCTTTGATCTGGCTTAGCGGGATTGAAGCACAGAGCTCCTGCGCCGGATGCCTTCCGAAATTCTTGGTACAGGGTCACGATGTCCCCTGTTATCATTTTGGCCGTATTAAGACCGATACGGTTCTTTACTTCTGACTTACCGAACAGATCTTTAGCAAGTTTGTCGCGTTCTTTGGAGTTAGCCATTTTGATAGTTGGTGAAGTTCTGCCACGCTGATTCCAAGACTTTAGTCGCATCAAAGAGGAATGCGGAGGTATTGGTTTCCGCCGGGTCAAGCTTGCAGTAATGACGGCCTTCAACCAAACCAGCAGTACCGCCGCTCGCAATGCCAGTATGAATAAGTTTATCGATAACCACAGGAGCGACGTTGAGCCTCGAAGCAATAGCTTTTTTACTAACAAACGCCGTGGTGACCTTGTTTGCTTTTGCATTTGAAATAATTTGAAGACTGGTGTCGATGTTGGTGAGGACTTCAATCAGTTTTTTAAGATCTTTTGTGATGTCGAGAGTCATGGGAAATGGTAGGGAGGCCGCCCCATCACCGGGTACCCGGCAATGCGGTTCGTTTACAAGTCGTAGGAAACGACAAAAACTACGACTACCTCCCAAGATACTGCGTAAGGGCCGTTCTTACCAGACGCAGCGAGTTGAGTCTAAGGTAGTCTCATCCATTCTGCATTAGATAAATCTTCTACAAATTTTAATTTGTTGTTAAATCCGCTTCTGACCCTTTGTCTTATGTCGGACGCCTCAAAGCGTGATCTGTGGTGATAAGGATTTACGCATCCGATAGTTCCGCAAGTTCGTTTCAGAGTGTTGTTACCGATATCAGCTTTAAAGAAAGCGTAATAAACATTTGCGATTTTTAATCTCTTACCTTCTAATCTCAAATGCGTAAACGATGATTTCCAACACTCGTAAAGGTCTTGATTCTGAAGAGTCAGTTGAGTGAGAACAGCTCTCAATTCAGGTTTTATGTCATCTAGACACGGAAATACCGGATCTAGATCAATTTCTTTAAGACAGTCTTGGCAAACTGTATCAGTCTTTTTGTGAGACTCATTTTTTATGCAGATCACAGCAGGCTTTCAAGCTGAGTAACGAAATCATCAGGCTCTTCGATCAACAGTTCAATGAGTTTTTCCACGGTTTTACGAATATCTTTTTCTGACGTTTCGGTTGCTTTGCTTTCGTTCAGCATCAACCAGTACTTATGGGCGTTAAGAAGATAAAGGTGTGTCTGTTTCGCCCGCAGAGCTTGCGTTTTCCAGCGATCAAACTCAAAACTGCTGTTGTGCCGACTGCTTCCAGTTTTTAGCTCCAGCTCGCGAATCTCGATTTGAAGCTCGATATCGCGGATTGTGTACTCCGTAGATGAAATCTTAGCTTTGCACTCTTCGATAGATTCAGGTTGTTTGTTATCGGAGTAGATCCAGGCAGGGAGATTCTCGATAACGTATTTAGCGTCCCAGAGGCTGGGCTTAGTAGGCGTAGCAGTGGTCATAATTCTAAAATTTGCTTAATCAGAGTGTTGAAACGGCCGTTGACGCAATACAGCACGTGGTGTTCAAATGAAATTTTGATGACCAAATCGTACTTAATGAGTCGATTTAAATCTCGTAAGATTTTGAGTTTAGAAGCTCCGAGATTTCCGATTAGGTCTGCTGTAGACAACGGTTGGTCTGATGCTAGCAGACCGATTAAAGCTCCGTAATGCCTTATGCAAGCACAGATTTTTTTATATTCGTGATCGTTCGAAGCGAAAAGTCCCTGTTGTATTTCGATTTCAGCATTTCCTGAATGGTTTTGTTTCGTATCTTGCGGGCCACCCATGTTTTGACGTCCTCTCGCATTTCAGGTGTGACTTTAGTAGCTGGGCTTGCGGTCAGCATCATGTGATACGGATTAACACATTCTGGATCTCCGCAGGTTGTCAGAATTTTATCGGCGTCAGAAAGAGCGACGTTGTGGAATTTGGCATACACGAATCGCCTCGGTCTCATAATTGTCTTATCTGTAGAATCGACAAGACGGGCAAAGGTACAAGGCAGATAAATGTGCTGATCGGGCGTCAAGGCCAACCGGTTCTGCTTGAACCAGACGGCGACCTTATCCGATGGGCTACGGGCGGCCCGCAGCTCCTCTAGGCAGATCGGACAGGCATAGACCCCGAGGACGGGATGGGACCGCTCTAGATCGCTTGTCGCCACGTGGATGGTTTCGTGGCGGCCGCATTTGCAGTCCAGACTCGAGACATCGCCGCGCTCGACGACTTGGAATGAGTCCAAGGTGTAGAGCTTTGAGATTGGGCCTTCGGAGGGCTCAACCGGCGTTTGGACCAGTAAGCCCAGCACTGAGACCAGTATGGGGTTGAACATAGACGTACACCAAGTTGCACGGTGTTCACCCAAGGATAGCACGGTTAACCTTGACCCTTCTAATTACTTTTTCTCTTAAGAGGGCTACTTAACGCAACTTGCCTGTCGCACTTGAGTCTCGGCTTAGCGGCTTAGTTACGTTATTTAATTAGGGTGTCGGTCGCGTACGCATACTATTACCTAATTTAATTTTAAATATATTTATAAATCTCCGCAGACACGCAATTCACGTTATATCGACCTCCCTAAAAACTTTTTTTCCGGTCAGTCGAGCACGAATCCAGCGTGGGTTCCGGTGTTTTTGGTAATTCTTAAGGTTGTCTGTTAATATTTGTGCATAACACACCTTAGGTGTTCCCTGTGACGACTCTGACTGACCTGCCTTCTCCTGCGAACGAGAGCCCTGATGCCGAATTTTGGGCTGAGTGCCGTCGACGTGCTCTAGAATGGAACATACCCGCCTGGCAGCTCGCTGAGGAAGGTTTTCAGCACCCTGCCCTTGACGCGCGCACACGTAGGGGGTAGGATTCACATTCACATCAACTTAAATTTTTAAAATGTCAGAGACCCTGACCGAAGCTCAGCGCGAGTATCGATTCCAACAGCTTTATGAGATGTATATGGAGGGCAAGTCGTACCGTGAACTGGCCGCCCTCTTTAAAATCAGCGCTGAACGTGTTCGCCAGATTTTACATTCGGGCGTTAATGACACTCAGTTAAAAGAACTGCGTCGCCGAATCGATAACCGGTGTATGAACACCTGGAGGGCAAAAGAAGTTTGTAACTTGCTGGACGCAGGTCACAGCTGCCGCAAGGTTTCTGAGATTTTGAATATCTCGATCTCGGCTGTTAAACGTGTTTCGGCTCGGCATAGGAAAAACGCACCAGTTCGCCTTACACCGGGAGTAAAATCAATTTAATATCCGATCTTAGTCCTTGCAGGATGTAGAATCGAGATTAGGAGGCTAGATGTAAACTTTCTCGATGACCCTAGCTCCTTGCCCCACTCACGGAAGTACATATCGCGCTCTGCATGAGCATAACTTCCGCGGCATCGTGGAGGTCATCGACGATCTTTTCCTTACTATCTCTGGAGTCGTGGGAACAACTAGCTACTCCAGGTGCGCCGTAGGATACCCTTGGAATTTCGAGGGTATTGTACGTGCGCTAGAAGATCTTAACACTACTATAAGCGGTATTCAAGGCGGAGGTACGAATATCGCCGCTGGTTCTGGTATTTACACAACTACTAGCGGTGACGTCACTCTTATTAACAGCGCTATTGTTGGCGGTTCTGGTGTTTATATCACTTATAGCGGCAGTTATGTAGAAGTTAACGCCAGTGTTACGGCAGCTTCTGGCATCATTTATACCGCTGGTTCGGGTCTTTATCTTTCTGATGGCGGCACTCGCCTGAACTTAGGTGCTTACGGAGAGGGATCTACTTCTGTCACTTACAACGGCAATCAAGTAGCCATCAGCGGCGCTGCTGGCGGAGCTTCTGCTGTCACGGTCTCCGGCTCTCCTGAGGCGGGGTACAAGGCCGGTCAGCTCTGGTTTGACACTAATCAGGGTCGTTTGTTCGTCTATGCCAGCGGCAACGGTGTCGCGTCGCCCGCGTGGTATCAGACCAATTCTGATTCTGTTGTTCTCAAAGGGGATCTTCCGCCTTCTGGCACTGGACTTAATGCGCCTGTTCGGGACGGAAGCCTCTGGTTTAGCACTCTAGTAGGTAATTTGTTTGTATATGATGCAACTACGAGCGGATGGTATGAAACAGGACCTTCCAGAACTTTTGCATACGGTCCCACTGAGCCTGCCGCTACAAGCGCTCCAGGAGCAGGTTGGTATGACACGGCTAATCAACATATTCGAGTTTGGACTGGCACAGGCTGGGTTCAGGCTTAGTATCTGAGCGCTCCGTCTTTCGGTCATGGCCAAACCCAAATCCAACGTTCAGAAAATCGAGCGCAAGCCTAAAACCACTTCCTTAGGACACAGCGTTTTATCGCGTCCTCGTCGACGCGGAAAAAAGCGTTATAGGGGCCAAGGTCGCGGCTAATATTTAGTTAAACCACGTACTTAAATGGCTATCGTTTCTTTTATTGCTTCTAGTTCTATATCTGCCGGAGACGCAGTTTATTTGACTGCGTCTGGGTTTGTACAGAAAGCTATCGCCACGAATCAGCAGCAAGCCTCCGTTGCCGGCGTGGCTGTTGACACAGTCTCGTCCGGTTCTCTCGTTCGCGTTAATCCGGATTCTGTTTACACAGCTTTTACTTCACTTACCCCAGGAGAGTTAAGGTATTTATCTATCGCAACTTCTGGCGCCCTTGTTGATTATGCGACCTGGCAGACTCAGCTCAACGCTTTGTCTGCCTCCGGCGCATTTTTAACCACAGTTGGACGTTCTTTAACTTCCACAAACATGGATGTTGAGATATCCAAACCCTTGTACATCACAAAATAGGCATTTCATAATCTTGCGTTACGTTTACGTAATGCTTCCATATTACTTCTGAACTATTTCCTGCCCATTTTGCCGCTTGTGCGACGGGGATTCCTTCCTCTAGCCAGCGGCTTATTGCTGTGTGCCGCAGAGTAGGCACTGTTGTATCCTGAAGTAGCTGAACGCCATATACTACACCTTTTTTCTTTGGTCCGTCTGGTTTGCCGGCCGTGTGCCGGGGTTCGTAAGCCAGAAAATTGCTTTATACTTAGAGCACTGCAGTTGACTGCTGAACGTGTTTGTTTTAGACGGAAAACCTCTTGCCCTAGATGTTCCGTTTGAAGCGAACGGAACTCTTTATCCCGCTAACTGGCTTCGTTTAGCTACTCCAGACGAACGAGCTGCTATAGGGATTACAGAAGAACCTGATCCTCCTTATTATGATCAGCGTTTCTATTGGGGATATACCGCGAGCGGGACTTTAATTCCCAAAGATCATGGTGTTTTGGTGTCTGGCTGGGTTGATCAAACTCGTCAAACAGCTAATACTATTCTCTTCCCGACTGACTGGATGGTTGTTAGGGAAGTTGATAACGGCGTTCCGATGTCGAGCGGAGTTAAAGCTTGGCGTCAGGAAACGCGAGAAGCTTGCGAGGTAAAGGTCTACATAATCCGAGACACTGATACCACTGATGAATTAGCTAGCTACATAACCGGACCCCTTTACCCGGTGTGGCCGCCGCTAGACCCCCCTACTCCGGTCGATCCTTCTGGCGTTAGTCCGTCTGGTGTTACTCCCTCTGGAGTTGTGTGATCATGACGAATCGCGCCATTTTCAATCGGCAATACACCGATTACACCCCTGGCGGTCAACAAGTTTGGCTTGTCAACGGGGCTGGAGTTACAACCACTCCTGTAACTACACAAACTTACACAGCCGGAGAAACCTTAATTCAAGGTCAGGCTGTTTATGTAAGCGGAGCTTACGCCTTGTCCGCCGTGGCAAGCAGCGGGATTGATGCTACTCGATACAACCCCATTGGTATTACAGCCGCCGGAGCTGCTACGTCGGCTTCTGTCTCAGTGATTGTTGATGATGTTGCAGTTATTGGACCTGCCAATGTCACTGATGGTAGTCCCTTAATGCCGGGTCAGTATTATTACTTATCTAAGTACACAGGGCAGATTACTGCTTATTCCACTGTGTCCGGAACTGTGACTGCTTCAGGCGGATATGCCGCTCTTGTTTCAATGGGTCAAGCTCTTAGTCCGACTGAGCTCCAAATTGAAATTGAAGCCCCCGTTGTTCTTTACGACTGACGTATAATTACCTTATAGGTGTGATCCGATGGCAACTCGTAAACCTCTAGTTGTAATTAGCGGTCTCACTTCCGAGTTACCGCCTGGTGATCTAGTACCAGGTATTGATACTACTGCTCAAGCTTCGGGCAACGCAGCTTTAGTTGTCGCTTCGAATGCGTTAGCGAGCGGCAATTTAGGGATTTCAAATGCCGCGACTGCTCTCGCATCAGGCAATTCTGCTCTGATCGTCGGTGCGAATGCGCTGGCTTCCGGCAACTTAGCTTTAACTAACGCAGCAACTGCCCTATCTTCTGGTAATGCTGCTTTAGTTGTCGGCAGCACAGCTCTTGCATCCGGTAACGCTGCGTTAGTTAACTCAGCAACAGCTTTAGCTTCCGGAAACGCTGCTCTGAGTGTTGGAGCTACTGCACTTGCTTCTGGCAATGCAGCTCTAGGATCTTTAGCGAATAAATACGATAAAACCGGCGGTCCGATTAGCGGTCCTGTTGTTGTCCAATCTCAATCGATTGGATCTCCTACAACTATTCAGGCTTCTGGCGTCATTATTTTAAACTTCGGTGCCGGTAATAACTTTGAGGTCACGCTCACTAGCGGCACTCAAACGTTAGCTTCCCCCGCCAACGCCAGCGGCGGTCAAACAGGCACAATTATCGTTCGTCAAAACAATACCGGATCTCGCTTGCTGACTTATAGCGGCGCCTGGTCTTTCCAGAGTAATACTGCGCCTACGCTAACGACTACCGCAAGCGGCGTGGATCTACTTGCGTATTACGTTGTTAATCCAAACCGTATTAATACGGTAGCTACCTTAAACTACGGCTCTGGTACTGTCGCCTGAGGATAAAAAATGAGCGGTTTAGTCGGTAATCCCTTCCTGCTTGCATCTGCAGCCGGAGGTGCTACAGGATATCAGATTGAACGCTCATTGCGATTCAACAGTAGTGACAGTGCCTACTTGTCCCGCACCCCCGCATCAGCCGGCAACCGCAAGACGTGGACCTGGGCGGGGTGGGTGAAGCGTTGCAAGTTGGGGACGTACCAGACAATTATTTCCGCTGGCAACAGCTCTCCGTCTCAACGCGGTGGCATCAGATTTCCCACAGGAGACACCTTAGAAATCACTGAAGATTCTTCCGGCTACACCTTAGCTACTACTCAGGTGTTCCGCGACGTTTCTGCTTGGTATCATCTTGTTGTTGCATTTGATTCTACGCAAGCCACATCGTCAAATCGAATTAAGCTGTACGTCAACGGAACGCAGGTTTCTACGTTTTCAACTGCGACATACCCATCCCAAAACTTTGACTCGGTTTTCAGCACCACCGATCCACACCGCATAGGTGAGTTGTCCTATGCAGGCAATATTTATGAGCTTGATGCATATCTTGCCGATCTGCACTTCTGCGATGGCACCGCTTACGACGCATCGGCATTTGGGGAGTTCGATGCCAACGGTATCTGGCAACCTAAAAAGTTTGCTGGTGTCTACGGCTCGCAAGGCTGGAAACTCGACTTCAGCGATAACTCCGCCGCCACTGCCACCACGCTGGGTAAAGACAGCTCCGGTAACGGCAACAACTGGACGCCCAACAACCTATCCGTCACCGCTGGTGCAGGCAACGACAGCCTCGTAGACGTTCCCACCAACGGCAGCGAGGTTGATACGGGAAGTGGGGGGCAGGTGCGGGGGAATTACGCGACATTGAATCCACTGACTGCTGCATCGGGATTCACCATCAGCAATGGCAACCTTGAGATCAGCAGCACATCGACATCGGTTCCAGTTGTTCTCGGAAGCATTGCTGTCAACTCAGGCAAGTGGTACTGGGAAATAACGCTGGGCAGGGC